AACCCTGAAATCATGGACGTATCAGATATCCCAGATAGGTCCTAATGTCCAGACCAATCTCAGAACTCAGACCGAGTTATGACAAGGCGATGGATATCCGTGGTAATCCAACCACGGTGTGCATCTGTGGGAGTTTCGTATGGAATCTCAAGGTAGTCTTCGCAGAAGATAATACCATTGGGATGTATTTTCTAGATATGGAGTGTGCTGACTGTGGAACGCAGGCAACCGCGCCTATTGAGGAGTAAACATGAAACTATCAACAGTATCAACAATATCCGCGATTGCAATCTTTGTGGCAACCTTGCCCCACGGTGTGGGTGCGTGGCTAGTGAAGACAACTCAGCCTATAGTCCAAAAACTATCGGCAGAGCAGGTCGTTCTCGCAAGCCCTAGGATGTACGCAAGGCAATACGCGAAGAAAAAAGTGAATAAAATGTTTAGCAATCCTAACCAAGAATGGAAGGCACTTGCTAAGTTATGGGGTAAGGAATCTGCTTGGAACTGGAAAGCCAAGAACCCTCATTCGAGTGCTTATGGTATTGCCCAAGTCTTGGGTACGCCATTAGACTCAACAATTGAATATCAAGTGAATATGGGGATTAAGTACATAGTCCACCGCTACGATAATCCCACCAATGCGTGGAATTTTTGGCAGAGGAACGGCTGGTACTAAATGTCAAGCAAGTCCAAGATTAAAGGGTCGCAAGCAGAACGCGATGTAGTCAAGTATCTCCAAAAGTGGTTCCCGTACGCAGAAAGACGGCTTGCGGGAGCCACCTTGGATAAGGGTGACATCTCCGGTATCAATGGTGTCTGTATTGAGATTAAAAATCATGCAAAGTTAGATTTGGCTGGATGGCTAGCAGAATTAGAAGTTGAGACCAAGAATGCTAAGGCATGGACTGGTGTTGTGATTCATAAACGTAAAGGCAAAGGAAACCCTGCTGAGTGGTATGCTACGTTACCTGTATCAGTATGGGTGGAACTATTGCGAAAGGCTATAGATGACGGAAAAGCCTGATATTACAGTAGTTTTAGAGCACTATGGTGCTCGTGTGCCAACAAGGCACGGATGGTTCTCTATGAAGTGTCCGTTCCATGATGACAGGCATAACAGCGCATCAGCAACTAGGGATGAGAATGCTTTCTGTTGCTTTGCTTGTCAGATAAAAGGCGATGCGTATGCTATAATTATGGCAAAAGAGGGGGTAAACTTCATTGAAGCAGTCAACATCGCAAAGAGAATCTTTAATGAGAGCGGCAAAGTATTACCACAGCGCTCTCGCAGAAGCGGAGGATTACCTCGTAGAGCGAGGAATCACAATGGAAGCGGCTCAGAAGGCACGCTTGGGCGTCGTCTTAGACCCGCTCACGGGTCATGAAGCGTATACGAATCGGCTCTCTATCCCGTACGTCACAAGGTCAGGTGTTGTTGACATACGATTCAGAAGTCTTGGACACGAAGAACCCCGCTACATGGGTATGGCTGGGGCAACGACACACTTGTACAATGTGGGAGCGTTTTTCCGTGCATCGTCATACATTTGTATTTGCGAAGGTGAAATCGACACCATTACTTTGGACATGGTTTGTGACATTCCCGCGGTTGGTGTTCCCGGTGTCAACAATTGGAAGAAGCATTATACAAGGCTCTTGGCGGACTTCGATAAAGTTTTCCTCTTCGCGGACGGGGACAATGCAGGCAATGACTTTGCTAAATCTCTTGCCCGAGAGTTGTCAAATCTCGTTGTCGTCCAAGCCCCGGAAGGCGAAGATGTCAACTCGCTTTACAGGACGCATGGCGCGGACTATTTTAAAGAAAAGATAGCAGGTGCTCAATAATGTTCATGCCTAATGACGATGGTTATTACACTTGTGAACATGATGACTTTGAGACCGGTAACGTATTTAGTTACATGGAACATGCTGGCATTCATTTTGACTGGATGGTACGGCTAAGTCCTAAATACAATTTGAATCTGTTTACTTTTTTAAGCGAACTGACTTATTTTATGAACGAAGAGCGTTATCAAGATGTATGGGAACACGTCCAAAGCGTTACTTTGCTTCTTATGAACTCGTGTACAGATGACTTTGATAAGTTCATCCACGAGGCTGAAGTTTTATCAGGAACAGAAAGTATGTTCGACCAAATAGAGAGATACTTGGATGAAAACAGAACTGACTGAGCCTACTCAGTTTGACTTAAACGTATGGCAAATGTATGACGAACTTGCCGAACTTTTATTAAGAAAGCATAACGATTATGGACCCAAAAATATTTCAGAAAGTCCCGGTGGACCACTAAACGGTTTGCGAGTCAGGATGCACGATAAGTTGGCTCGCATTAACAACTTAATAGATAACAATAAACAACCTGAAAACGAATCCCTTGAGGATTCATTCAAAGATATGGCTAACTACGCAATTATAGGATTGCTAGTCCTGAGAGGACAATGGGAAAAATGAAAAAGTTCGGACCTTACAAAGGCAGTAAACAAAACGGTGGCAGACCTATTTACGTCTTCAAAAAAAAGAAGAACGGTAAAACTGTTACTACTTCTTCTAACAAAGCCCGTGTTGATTTTGAAGAGTCTACCGGAAAAACTTTACCACGTAATAGTGAAGTAGACCACAAGAACAACAAGGGTCGTGCCGGTGATGACCGCAAGCGTAATCTTCGTGTAGTTTCTAAATCTAAAAACGTTGCTATGGAAAACAAGAGACGTGCCAAGAAAAAAACAACCAAGCGAAAGAAGAAACGGTGAGCAAAAAGAAACCGAAAGTTAAGCGGGTAGTCGTACTCTCTGACATACAGGCACCAAGCCACGATGCTAGAGCAATTACGGCACTTCAGGACTTCGTATACGATTTCGAACCTGATGAGTTGTACTGCGTTGGTGACGAGGCTGATAGCCCGGAGCCATCCCGTTGGAACAAGGGTAGAGCAGGCGAATACGCTAAAACTTTGCAATCAGGTTTAGACAAGACATCTGAGATTATGGAAGGGTTCAAAGATGTTCTTGGGGACAAGCCCTTCCATACCATGAGGAGTAACCATGGAGACAGAATTGACCACTACATCTCAAAGTACGCTCCAGCACTTGCAAGCCTCCGCGCTTTGGAATATGAGGAATTGCTCAGATACCGTGAACTCGATATTACGTATCACAATAAAATCTGGCAGTTTGCCCCAGGATGGGCTCTTGCTCATGGAGATGAAGGGTCTCTTATACAAACTTCGGGCGGAACTGCGCTTAACCTTGCGAGACGTATCGGACTTTCTGTCGTATGTGGACACACCCACCGCCAAGGCATCCAGCACTATCACGTTGGTTACAATGGACGAATTAGTGCAAGACTCTTTGGAGTTGAAGTCGGACACTTGATGGACTTGAATAAAGCGGATTACTTGTCTACCGGCGCAGCCAACTGGCAACAAGGGTTTGCTATCTTGTACATCCGTCGTACCAATGTCACACCTGTGACTGTTCCTATAATTGGTCGTTCCTTTACCGTGGAGGGTAAAACCTACGCATGGTAATAGAGCGATACGAGAACCTAGTCTCATATGTAGCCTATGAGTTCTCCCGCAAGTTTAAAATGGTAGAAGTCGCAGACCTACGACAAGAGTTGTGGTTGTGGTTCCTTGAACATCCCAAAAAGTTGAAACATTGGGAGAAGGAACATGACGAGAAAAACCTATCTAAACTTGTGGCTAAGAGCCTACGTAACGCAGCAAAAGATTACTGCCAACGTGAGAAAGCAAAGGCTCTTGGGTATCGAATCGAAGACAACTATTATTATGATAAGCAATTATTGGAAGCCATACTTCCAGCAGTATTTACAGGCAGTAGAACACCTCCGTCGCTAACGGATATGGGTTATAGCAACACCAAGAAGGTGCTCTCTGAAGGCAACAACTGGTTGGCTATGTGTGCGGACGTTGACAAGGCTCTTACTAAGATGAGTCTAGAACAATGGGATATTTTGCGTACCCGTTACGCTCATGGTCTTGAGATAACTAAAATGGGTGAAGAATTAAACGCATCACAAGATGCGGTGCGTATGCGTATCAATCGTGCTCTGAATACACTTCTAAATATACTTGGTGGGAATAAACCTCGCAAAGAACGTGATTACGTTGAAAGCGAAGAGCCGGAGACAGCAAGTAATGAGCATGACAACGAGCAATGGGAAAATCCAACACAAACTTTTTCGGAAGAGGCTGAGGAAAATGATTTGTAATCCGTGTGCTGTTGGTGGATATCTGAATAGTAAAGGCGACAAAGACGCGGTTGAGTCTCATAAGTTATGTAAGGGTTGTACCTGCCAGCATAAGACCGGCATTGGTTGGGTAATAAAAAAGCCCCTACCGCCGAAGCGGTAAGGGCTTAGTGTACGATTATCGTACAGTAGCAGTAGCGTTAGGCTACGTGTAATATGCCAAGACAGAAGCGACACGATTTTGCGTGTCGTGTAGTATCTGCGCCGAATACGCCTGAAGCGACATCAACGCGACAACTACGGAATAACAAACACGCGAATTCTGCGTCTGTTAATTCCTGTTCTTCTTGTGACATTTTCTCCTTTCTAGGATACATCTACCCACTTGAGGGCAGTACGGAGAAGGGCGTCATAATCGCCCTCCATCGATTCGGCAAGGTAATTCTCTACCTCGCTAGCAGGGACACCCTCCTTGCGGAGGGCGCCCGATACCTTTGCCATAACGGCAAAAGCGTTTCCGTCTGAACCTGTCAGACGTACTTTGATGTGGTCGTACTTAGCCATTAGTTTTCTTTCTGTACGATTATCGTACACTAGAGTATGAAAATGAATAGGGAGAACGCTACGCCAAGAGTAATGACGACACTCCAAGCGATAATGCGTAATGACTCCATTACACTTATCTCGAAGTATTCATCATCTTTCATCAGGTAGCGACACTCCTTCCTTGTATAAGCGGGAATCATACGTATCCAGCATGAAGATAGGCGTGATTCCTAACTTTTCTTGTATGACACGACGCTCTTGGTAGTCGAGACCACCCCAAATGCCGGCTAGACCGGAGTAGGCAAGAGCGTAATTGAGGCACTCACGTTGCGCCGGACAACCTTCGCAGATTTTCCTAGCCTTCATCGCTTCGGGAGTGCGCGACCATTGTTGAGAAGTACCCGCAACTTCTTGCGGGAACCACCAATCAGCCGGATAGTCTTGACATAAGGCTCGCTCTGTGAGTACGGGCATGTGGTTATCTATCATGCCCAACTCCTATCTTTGAGAAAGCACATGCCTGACAGTAGGCGTAAGTGCTATCGTCATAGTCCGGCACTACTAATGCCACACCACACTTATAGCACTCGCGTTTCTTGTATGTCATTTTGTATCTCTTTCTCTAGCGGTAATTCTCCCGCTAGGGTTCGATACTCAGAGGCTCTGAGCATCAGGGCGTTGTATTTGGATACGTCACCCTCCGCCAACGCCGTATGAGCGCTGGCGGATAGCATGTCGGCTCGCTTACTTAGGTAGTAAGGAGTCGGCGGAACCGGCTTCCACGGCTTCTTAGCCACGATTGAACACCGGAGTATAGACAGGTTCTACTACTGTCTCAAGTGTCATATTACTTGCCCATTCGTGAGCAGATTCTCTGGATTGAAACAACCCATAGATAAGTGATTCCTGCTCATAGGGCAGTAGTGAGCGGACTATAAATCCGCTCACATACATACCTTCTATCATCAGTACCACCCCCAAGCAGGTGATTCTCCGGCTTTGAGTCGTAACTGCCATGTACGATTATCGTACGACTTGTTATAGCATAAGTCCTCAGCCTTATGCGTACCGCATTGAAAGCATGAAGCGCAGGTAGGGCAGTATGAATCCTGACCCTGCTTGAGCAACTCCCAATAGTCACTAAAGTATCCGCATACGTCGCATACGACATACTCCTCATCTTCCTCATACATAGTCGTATCGACCATAGATGCGGCTTTCTGAGCATAAGTATTAGCGCCGTACTTAGAATACCAAGTCTCAAGATAGCAGGTACTATTAGACCACCACACACCTGACGAATCTTCGAAACCCTTGTTTTCATGGAGCAGGTATAATTGATGTTTAGCACTAGGATTGACAGTAAGCACCGCAACCTTAGAGCCGGAAGTGAAATCCTCTAGCATGTTCCACACTTGAGGATTATCGAGAGAGGCAACACCACCGATAATGGGTAGCAACTCCTCAGCGAAGATACGCGTATCGCTCCGGTCGTCTTTGTGGTACTCAACCACCGGAAGGATTCCGTTGTGACCTAGATAGGTCATGTCGTCTTTGCCCACCATGAAAGGGTGACAATTTTCGATAGTATTGGAGCCATGAGTAGCGTACCTAGCATGCCAAATGGCATAGCCACTAAGGTATCGCTTTCTATCCTCCATGAATCGGTTGATACACTCATCAGCGTTCATGGTACGGAACGTGACGATACGTCTATCTTCCGGTACTGCTATCGCATAACCGAAGCCATGCGGATTGTTGAGTGCTGAGTTTTCTAACTTGTCACGTGAAGGCACAACGTTAGGTGGCACTACGCATAACATACACATAGGTAAAGCCTTTCTGTACGATTATCGTACGTTAGTCGTCTTGATTCTCCACGTCGCGCTCATCACGGAAAGCCTTGAGCATGAGTGCGTTTAGGTTTGAGTATTGCTTTTGATTAGCATGAACGTGACCACAGAAAGCGAGCCATGACAGCGCATTATTCGTGGCGTTCACTTTGAGATTGCGAGTGTATTCGACTCCGGCATGTACGAACTCGATAGCACCGAGTACGCGTTCAGGTCGAAGTGAACCCTTGAAGATACGAACCTCCAGCGTAGTATCGTTCTCAGTATTGACCGCAGTATGCCGGTCGAATCCCTGCTCACGAACCTTCTGCCAGAGATGACCCTTATCTTGGAAATTAGCATAGCCGGACTTACGACCTGCCAACTTACAGACTTGGGCTTCGTTGTCATACACGAGTTTGATGAATCGTAATTCGTGTGTCTGACGTGACGAGATGTGTTCTGAATAGTTATCTGTACGAGAATCGTACGGAATACCGAACGCGTCACGAGAGACGTGAACGTGAAGTCCGCAAGTGTTAGTATCCCACGAGCGCAGACCTAAATTACGGAATGAGGCGAATCTATCGAACCCGAAGTCCTTACGAAACGCCTCAAGCGTGTGTGGGTGGCTAACTATCTCGAACCCATTGTTGAGCGAGCCGTCGTACTTGAGATAGACACGCTCGCCTAGACTATCCTGAACGCTTTGAGCGCAATCTAAACGCTCGCCACGCACAGACTCGACTTCTAACTCAATGCCAAAGTAGAGGCGAGTCTCAGGGTCTCGCTCTTTTGGAGGGAAGAAGTAGGGTCGTGGCTTGTAGCCGTAATCATGGATAACGCCCGAGTCGTAATCGTCGTCACACTCGTGGTCGTCTCCGTCCCAATAACCCACGTCACATGTGGAGCAGAAGAAGCGGTGTCTGTTGACACAACGTTCACAGAATTCCTCGCCGTCAATGTGATTGATGTAGTCGTTGTGGTGATAACTATGACACCACCCGCACTCGAAGTAGTCTTCATCTAGGTTAAATCCGTTCTCTTGGAGGATAGAATCTACGCAGCGTTGGCACTTATCATGACCCTCGAAAGAGATGATACGTACGTATTCTTCGTATTCCGGCTTTTCTGAAGCATCTCTAAACGAATTCCAATGGAATCCGCTAGAGATGTACCACATGTCGCAACACCGAGCGTGATGCCGACAATGTTGGTGAACTTGTACGATAATCGTACAGTCGTCTTGCCGGTGAGCCGAATCTAATGGGTTGGTTTCTGAAGCGGGTGTACCGCATGCGTAGCAGATAGGGGTATCAGCCACTATCGGATAAGTCTCTACGGATACAATAGGCGTCGTTTGCCTGAGATAGTCGAAGCCGACCTCATCTTCCATACTGAGATGGGCACCCATTAAATGCCGCCACATCTTCTTATGACACCCGAGGCAAGCAACGTATGGCGTATCGCCAACACCGCAATTTCTGTACGAACTATGATTAGCGAGTGAGTGCGTGAATAGAAACTGTGTTGTATAACACGTCTCGCACTTCTCGACTTCGACCATAGCCCATGAGGGCTGATTAGTCATGTTGCTCTCGTTCATAAGTGAGAGCCAAGTCGCGCCATGATTTAAGGCTACGACTTAGACGAGCGTTTGCTATGGCGGTTGTGAGTACGAGCGCCATAGACGAGATGAGTGCGATAGTAATACCGACTATCTCGATAGGGTATAGATACATGTCTTTCCTTTCGTCTAGGGTACTCCTTCTCTACTGTACGATTATCGTACGATAGGTAGGCTACGCGGGGGGCATAGCCCACCTACCACCGCAGTATCGAGAAAAGGATAACGAGACCTGCGGTAGCATTATTATCCCATAAGCAACCCCGTAAGTCAAGCCTCCGTTGGTCGTGGCAACTAGGCAACTAGCACCGGACTAGGCAACGAGAACAAGACAACGAGAGCAAGGCTAGCGATAGCCGACACAAACTCGGTGGCTGAGTTCAGCAACCAATGTTCCCTACACAAACTTTTTTTCCGGCGCGAGCCGTACGAAAATCGTACACACGCTCCGGACATGGCGTAGCGCCCCACCCGCCGGAACGAGTGAGGCGCTACGCGCTAGGGCTTAGGAAGCCTTAGAGATAGAAGGGTGATTTGGAGTTTTGACTTGCTTGGAGTGCTTTACGCAAGCCCCCAACTGCTTGGCAAGAGCCTCGGCGCCCTCGACGTTTTCAATAATTCCGCCGAAGTCTTCAGCCTCGAGAGCCTCGAGCAGAGCCACGATTAGAGCCTCCACGCCCTCGACTTTAGGGGAGCGTGTTTTCTCCTTATCGGGAGCCTCGGAGACAACTTTAGCGAGTTTCCCGAAGGAAGTCGCTACATCCACCAACTCAGCGAAGCGTTTCTTTCCAAGTTTCCGCGTGCCTTGAATTGTGACGTTTAAGAGAGCCTTGAGAGGAGCCTCGTTAGCCCCTGCCACTTTCACGAGTACCACGGAAGCGCTCTGAAAGTATTGAACGGACGAGACCGCGATAGTGGGGAGGGCGCCGGTTTCAGCATTGACCGCCTCTATTGTTGCCTTACCGCCACGAACGGAGAGTTCGCCTTCATTCATTAGCCCGACCATGTCGAGCCACAATTCGCGCTCCTTCTCAATTACGGGAAGGAGTGAAGCCTTAAACGAGGTGACTAGCGAGGTGTTCGCCATGTCCTTGCTTGATGTTGCTTGTGTCATGTCTTTTCCTTTTCTCGGGTTGAGCCATTCCCAACCACTAAGAGAAGAATACACGAACCCAACCCCAAACGCAACTCAAGCCACCGAGCGCCAGCCGTACGATAATCGTACGCTCAGGCTCACGCTCAGGCTCAGGCATACCCCACGCAGAGAGCCACCCACCACACCCACCGGCACAAACTACAACGAGCAACCGAACCGATAATAAAAATCGCGCTCGCTCCCTGCGGTCGCTCGCGGAAACGCGGTGCGCACAGCGCACTCGCTCGTGCCGGGCGCATAGCCCCGGGTCGCCCGCGACCCCGGTGCTATAAACGCGCACCGGCGGTATACTACACTATCAAGAAATATATTTTTAAGGTTAAAGAATGCCTAGTATGTCCTATTTTATACACATTATTTATAACAATTTGATAACAAAGCGTTCGGTTTGGTATATCTGAACGGGTTAGTATATATGTAAGGAAACGAACGGAAGTCCCTAGTGAGTTTCCTTCTCGCTCGGCAGGCTTGGTGCCTGCCTCGCCTTACGGGGGTAGTGAGGCGCTCTTGGGGAGCGCCGAACGAAGGGGGGATGAAGAAGGGTTAAATAGTGGGTGCTATATCAGGAGACGAACATTACTCCGTAAAGGCTGCCAAAGAGGCTAAAGCCAAAGTTTTAGAATTTTTACGCCAAGGTCTCCCTCTCCAAGAAGCCATCCTTAGGGCAGACCGCCAGCCTGATGTACTCAAGGACTGGAAAAAGGACACCAAGTGGTGGAAGGAAGTTGAGAGGGCGAAGGAAGAGGGGGAGCGCGCTCTTAGTATCGTATCTGGAGACGCTAAATATAAAATCGGCTTTGCCGAGTTCTCCCGCGAGTTCCTTGACTCCCCCATCTTCCCACATCACCAATCATGGATAGACGTACTGGAGAGCCGCGAGCCTTCATGGTTAGACCCTGTCATGACCTATGAGCCTGCCAGCGCCAAACGGTTACTGATTAACGTACCCCCTGAGCATGCCAAGTCCACGGTCATCACAGTCAACTACTGTGTCTACCGGATAGCCATGAACCCTAACGTTAAAATTACGATTGTCTCTAAAACTCAGGAACGTGCTAAGGAGTATCTCTACTCCATCAAGCAGCGCCTCTCTCACGAGAGGTGGGCTAAGATGCAAGCCATCTATGGAAGCACCGGTGGCTGGAGGGAAGACGCCGACTCTTGGAAGGCTGACCGAATCTACATAGCCCGTGACTCTACCGAAAAAGACCCTACCGTACAGGCTTTGGGTATCGGAGGTCAGATTACTGGTGCTCGTTCAGATTTGATTATCTTGGATGACGTTGTGACCACTTCCAACGCTCATGAATGGGAAAAGCAACTACTCTGGCTACAGAGGGATGTCATAACTCGTTTAGGTGATATCGGCAAGTTGCTTATCGTAGGGACGCGTATTGCTCCTAATGACCTATATCGGGAGATAAGAAACCCAGAACATTGGACTGGTGGCAAGACTCCTTTCACATACTTTGCCATGCCTGCAGTTTTAAGTTATGACCAAAACCCAGAGAACTGGAAAACTTTATGGCCTAAGAGCCATATACCATGGGAGGGTTCTGATGAGGGTATACTTCCAGATGACAAAGGGCTTTACCCTAAGTGGGATGGCCCCGCTCTATTTCGTCGTCGTTCCGAGGTCAGTCCTTCAGCATGGGCATTGGTTTACCAACAAGAGGACGTACAGGAAGATTCGATTTTTCCGCCTATATGCGTACAAGGTTCAATCAACCGGATGCGCAAGCGAGGAAACCTAAAACCCGGAGTACCCGGACATCCTAAAGAACGAGGCGCTTGGTATACCATTATGGGCCTAGACCCAGCAATGAGTGGTAATACTGCTGCTGTAATTATGACAGTAGACCGCAGTACCCGCATGAGATATATTTTAGATGTAGAGAATATGCAGGACCCGACACCTCAAAAGATTCAAATGTTAATTGAGGAGTGGGTAGAGAAATACCAACCTCAAGAATTACGTATTGAGATTAACGCACATCAAAAGGCTTACGCCCTTGATGACGACTTGCGTTCATACCTAGCAACTAACGGGGTAAGATTCTCGAGTCAGTTTACTGGTAAAAATAAATGGGATACGTCTTTTGGTATAGCCGCTATGTCAGGTCTTTTTGGGACTATGCGTAATGGTGAACATCAAGATGACAACCTGTTAGAGATGCCATCTCAAGATGGCTCTGAAGGAATCAAGGCACTAGTACAGCAACTTATTACATGGAGACCTGAAACCAAAGGTAAGACCGACTGTGTTATGGCTTTATGGTTCTGTGAACTACGTGCCAGAGAAATTATAGGTTCTTCGCAATTCAGTCAAAGTCATATAAAAAATAGATGGGCTACGCGCAGACAACTTAATAATCGCTATACAGTCAATGTAAACGATTATGAAATGTCGATGTACGAATAGGAAAATAATGGTAGATATTAATGCTATTGCACGGAAAGTAGATGCGCTTAAAGCACGCAACTCTAGCCGTGATGCAAGGATGCAGGATGTTCTTGCTATACGCAAAGGTCAGATGGCTGATATCTATCCAGACCTATTTCCAGAAGGTCTTGATAAGACCATGGTTGCTAACTTTGTCGATGTCGCGGCGCGTGACTTGGCTGAGGTATTAGCACCACTCCCATCTTTTAACTGCTCTACTACTAATGTAACTAATGACAGGGCTAGAATTTTTGCTGACAAGCGCAGCATGATAGCCAATAACTACGTATATCATTCACGTTTACAGTCTCAAATGTATTGGGGAGCAGACTGGTATTTTACTTATGGCTTTTTGCCTATCATTGTAGAACCAGATTTTGATGCAGACTTACCTCGTATTCGAGTAGAAGACCCAATGGGTGCCTACCCAGAGTTTGATAGATTCGGAAGATGTGTTTCTTATGCTAAACGTTACTACAAAACTTTAGGTGAATTAGCAGCAGAGTATCCTGAGTTATCTTATCAACTGCTTGGTCGAGAAGGTTTTAATCAAGATACAAGTAGTTTTATTGAAATGATTCGTTATACCGATAAAGAGATAACAGTTCTTTATCTACCAACACGCGGGAATTTAATTTTAAATGAAGCGACCAATCCACTAGGCAAAATGCTTGTTAGCGTGGCACGTCGCCCCGGTGTCGATGAAGAGTCTCGTGGTCAATTTGATGATGTAATTTACGTACAACTTGCAAGAGCGCGATTTGCTAACCTTGCTATGGAGGCTGCTGAAAAAGCCGTACAGGCTCCGTTAGTTGTTCCAACAGATGTTATGGATATGCCTATGGGGCCGGATGCGATTATTCGCACAGCCACTCCACAAGCAGTAGGCAGAGTACGTCTTGACGTTCCTGCCGCGGCTTTCCAAGAACAGGCTGCTTTACAATCAGAATTGCGTCTTGGTGCTCGTTACCCAGAGGGTAGAACAGGCACTATTGATGCAAGCATCATTACAGGTCAGGGTGTGCAAGCGTTGCTTGGTGCATTCGACTCTCAGATTAAGGCTGGACAAACCATCCTTGCTGAGTCTTTTGAAGATGTAATAAAACTATGTTTCGAAATGGACTCAGTCCTTTTCGATAAAGAAAAGAGTGTCAAGGGAGTTGCGCAGGGAACTCCGTACGAGTTAAAGTACAAACCATCCAAAGACATCAAGGGTGATACTTCTATTGAAGTACGTTACGGCTTGATGGCTGGACTAGACCCATCGCGTGCCTTGATTTTCTCTTTGCAAGCCCTTGGTGCTGATTTAGTATCAAAGGACTTTATTCGTCGTGAATTACCGTGGAGCGTAAATGTCTCTATGGAAGAGCAGCGTATCGAAATTGAAAAAATGAGAGATAACTTGTCTGCTGCTATCACGGCAACTGCTCAATCAATTCCAGCCATGGCGGCTCAGGGTCAAGACCCATCGCCACTAATTCAAAAGATTGCTGATGTGATTGAAAGACGACGCAAGGGGGACACTATAGAGGCTGCTGCATTGGCGGTTTTCGAACCGCAACAAATGCAGCCAGAGATGACACCTCCGGGCCAACAGGCTCCGGTTGAGCAGGCTCCCCCGTCCCCAGCCGCTCCCGGACAACCTGCCGGTGGTGTCCCTCAAATGGGTGGAGGCGCACCCGACCTAGCATCAATACTGGCTGGCTTAGGAGGATAGTGTGGCTACCAAAAAGAAGCCAACTAAAAAACTCGTCAAGAAAATGACGCGGAGACCCAGGACAGTAAAAGAACCAGTTTTGACTAAATTAGATTTTTGGGCTATAGCAACCAAAGAAGTTTATGATGCGTTGCGCAAGGCAGGGATGGATGAAGGAATTGCATTAGCATTTGCTATGGACAGGGCAAGTTATCCTGATTGGATAGTTGACCCAAGTGACCCAATTAAGAATCCATTGGATGATTTCGACGAAGATGAGGACTAAATATGGCAGAAGGTATGAGAACATCTGGAGTCGGCAAGAATTCCAAGCGTATCGACTTAGATAAAGCCAGAAAAGTTCAACGTCAGGCTAAGATTCAGAACGCACCCGGTGGTGCTTATGGTCAACGCGCTGAGTTAACTGAACTTGCTAGTGGCGCTCCAATGCCACAAGGTCCACAACCTGCTGCTGTACCGCAGATAGCATCTCGTCAACAGATGTCTCAGATTCCTTCTGTTGGTATTTTTGAACCTACGCAGCGCCCTGATGAACCAATTACTGCTGGTTTAGCAACTGGCGATGGTCCCGGTCCTGAAGTATTACAGACTCCCGTAACCGCACCTGACCAACTTGCTGTTCTTGCTCGCGCTATGTTTGCTGCTAACCCTACACCTCAGTTACGTAGACTTGTCGAAGCCTTCATGCAAGAAGGACGGTAATGCCACAATTAGGTAAGGATTGGAACAAGTACCAGTATACAAGTGTTTTCGACACCACAAATACTAATCGTGTACTTGCCAACGCCGTAGATACCCAGTTACAAGGTCTTAACCCAGAGATAAATAATAATTTTAATTCGCTTGTTAACAAGTTTCCTAATCAAAGTAAAGATTTCTTACTAGGTGCTGCTAAGTTAGGCTTAAATTCTAACAGCAAAGGTATCGAAAGACTAGCCTCTGTTGATGGTTTAGCGCAACTAAAGCAAGATTTGGCTAACGTAGATAATTTAAAGTCTGTAGCAAAAGAAGATAAAGGTTTACTTCAGGGCATCAAAGATGCTTTGTATGCTGGAGTTAAGGGTACAACTCGCGTACTGTTTGCTACTTTACAGGCTCCTTATCAATATACAACCACATTAGCACGTGAAATATACTCTACTGCACGTGGCGAAAGCACAGGTTCTGTATCAGAACGCTTTCAAAGAATAAATCCTTTAACTGGTTTGACATCGGAAACTACAAACCTAGGTCAATTACTTGAAGCAACCAAAAAAGGAATTGCTGATGGTAAGAAAATTGATACCGGTGCTGGTTTCTTCATAGCGCATGACTCTAAAGTTGCTAAGTCACAGGCTAAAGCAATGCGTGCCTATGGTCGTATTAATGACCAGTCATTCACAATTGGACGTATGGCTCTTAATGGGCTAGGTGCTGACCCTAATGGAACGCCTTATCGCGTTATGTCAGGTGTAGTTGATGCAGTATTAGCCGTTGGAACTGACCCATCTGTATGGGTAGGACCCGGTAGCGTTACTAAAATCATCAAGAGCGGAAAAGAACTACAAGGCGCTACAGAGTCAGCAAAGCGTGTAGTAGCAGCACGTGATGAAAAAATCGCAGCCAAGCAAATTGAAGACATTAAGGCTGAAACTTTGGCTGAAGAAAAACGTATCAAAGAGTTTCATGGTCAGAAGAAAGATGTTATTCGCGAAGTAGATAATACTTATCTAAAGGCTGAACGTAATCTTAAGAGAACTAAGCAGTCAACAGAACGCGCTAGAGTGCGTATTGCTGCTCAACAGTTAACTCAAAACCTATCAAGAGTAAAAATTGGCGAGGCTGGACTTGGTGCCCAACTCGATAACAATGCTATCGGTAATTTTGCCCTAGACATTGTCCAAAATGGCAAGAACAGAGAGACGATTGATTATCTTGGCCAGATGTCTGCTGACCTAACTAACACCAAGAGAGCGTTTACAGGTTTATATTTTGAAGAAGTTCCCGATGCTGGTAGGTTACATCTTGGGGCGTACGGTGACGATGAGTTTATTGTTGCTGTTTCGGATAAAGCCCCGCTCAACATCTACGACATTAACACAACTTATGAGTCTGCGACGCTTGCTGAAAGAGCGCTAGAGACAGAACGACGTGGCGCATTCTTTGATGAACTATTCCGTTTAACTAATGACCCAGATTTACCATTAGCAACACGCGAAGGTATAGATGAATTTATCGGAGCAACTACTCCGGGTAACACTTTGATGAAATCATCTTATGATGATGTCCTCTTTGGTGAAGGTTCTGAATCTGTAGCACGACTTATCCAGCGTGCTATTGATACACAGAACGATGATGTAGTACAGTTAGTTGTATCTGCTATACAGAATGCTTGGAAGGCAGATGGATTCTCCAATATCCGTGCTATCCATGGTGGTACTGGCGGAGTCGTACTAACCAACTACGAGAAGTTCTCTGCTCGCTATATCAGCATTAGCGATGTACTTGATGAGACAGCCGAAGGACGTATGGGGCCTGAAGCCTTTGCTAGACTGCTTGGCTCCATCAAGGGTGCAGAAGACCAACTTGCTGATGCTCAGAAAGCATTTGATGATGCTCAGTTAACTTATAGCACCGTTAATCGTGACCTTAAAGAGATAGATATTCTACAAGAGTTCGTTAAGAGAGACCCCGAACTCTATGACCAGATAATTAAAGACCCTAAAAATGCCGGTATTGCCCGCCTTATGGACATTGCAGATAAAATTAAGTCTGGCGAATCGCGCAAAGAGTTGATTCGTTCTGAGGTAGGTTTGCTTGATTCCTTTGGTGGCACTCTCAAAGCCGACCTTAAAAAAGCAGCAGGATACGTACTAGGAAAGCGATTTGCACAAGTTGCTCAAATCGTAGCCCGTGAGACAGACCATGCTAGATTAAATCGTCTTTTTGGCCGTAAATTAGACCAAGCAATGGTAAAGGACCTTGTAGATGCGCAAAGTTCTGATGAGGTTATTAGCATTTTCCTTAAGCATCTTGCTGCTCCTGAGTCTGACCCTTCTATTTATCGTTCTCTTGCCCTCCGTGGCGAAGCGGCTCTTAACTCAAGTAACCCATTATACAAGATGGTTGCGCCAGTTGCTCGAAAGGCTCTACCAATTGTTGAAAAAACTGAGCGTAATTTTGGTAGATACTTTTCGCGTTCGGTAGTATTACCACTTGATGACCTAGATAGGCTTATCAATGGAATTGAAGATTGGATGTCTTCGGCTCAAATACCTGAGAACATTATCGATGATGTTATTAATCGTCTGTCCAAGGCTGATACTTCAGAGGTTCGCTCTGGTATTGTCTTCCAAGAAATTGAAAGAGCACAGGTTTTAATTGCTGACCAGATTGCTCCGGGCGATAGAGCACTAGCAGAGGCTATCAAAGAGACCTTCCGTGCTACAGGTAGACAGAACGCAGTTGTCAAGCAATACGTTGCTGAGAGACTTCCTAAGAACGAAGTACCTCAAGTGGCTATGCTCAATGGCGAGATGTTCAAGTTTAACCCTGACCAAGCCATCTTTGAGTATCAATTCCTAGATGACGTAGTTCGTTTGCCTGATACTCGTGACATCAAGAAGATGGTTACTAAGTATACAGAGCATAAGGCTAAGTATGGTGCTTCTAGAGCACTAGATATCTTTAACGATACTATCGGAGATGCTTGGCGTACTGCTCAGTTGGCTTTCCGTGGTGCTTACATCATACGCAACATTGGTGAAATGCAGTTCCGTCAGTACTTCTCCGGACACGATAGCATATTTAATCACCCATTGTCTTACATTGCGATGATTGCAGCAGACCCAGAGGGTGGCGCTTTCCGTAAATTTTTGGCTCAAAATGCTCGTTACAAGAAAGACGTATTAGGGCAAAGCCTACTTGCTAAAGATGTAAAGGCTCAAAAAGAATTTTCTAAGGGTATTGAGGCTGTTCTTAACCAAATTGGCAGACAACATAACTCTAATGACCCACGTTTTGCTTTCGTAGGTCGTATTTATGAAGCCGTAACACCTGAACAGCCACAGTATCACTTGGCTTTAGCCAATACTATCATGAGAGCGTACTCTGATAGCCTTATTCCGCTAGTTGCTGCGGTACGTAAAGTGGAACAACAAGATGATTTTATCTATGCTTTGATTAAAGGCGAAGGTAAGTACAAAGGAATCATCAAAAACCTTATTGAAGGTGGTCGTAACGGTGTAGAACCGCAAGACTTTGCTAAGTTGTTCCTCAAGGATTCCGTTCCAACTAGCAAGGGTGTCTACAACCTAAGCCCTGATAACTTCATTTTCGAGAACGTTAAGAACTTCGTCTTTGATGCAAAGAACTCCACTGGTTCTGTAGAGCGCTATATCCAGAACTTAACTGGTACAGGTGAGGGTTCTGTCTACATTCGTGACTTGCTTGCCTATGGCAGAGCAATTGTTGATGGAGAAGAACTCTTAGTACCCGGTTATGGCAAAGTAGATAATATTATTGATGTGGGGGATGTTGATACTGCCTTTAGAAAGGCTATCACTAAATACTTCCCGGCAGAAAAAATGCCTAATGCTACTGCTATTGGTCTTCGTGACCAAGCCTTCGGAGCACAGGACATCAAGTATTTGGATGCTGCTGTTAACTGGTTCTTCAAGGGTGCTACCAAGGTTGAGAACTTAGTCAACTTCGTACCTGAAGCACAGATGGCTTATTGGGACCATGTAGGTCGATACGTTAATATGCTCAACGATGCAGACCTTAAGGCTTTGCTACCTATCGCAGATGAGGCTCTAAAAGGCTTTACAGTAGGCGGTAAGCCACTTCGTAGACATCCAGTACTTAAAGCACTCAAGGCTGAGGTACGTGCCCGCAAGAAGGGTAAGTCTGTAACCGATGGAATCACTAGACAACAACTAGATTCCATGGCCGGTAAGAAGGCTGCCGAGTATACTGAGAATCTTTTCTATAATGCTGCTAAACAACGCCAGCACGCTAATGCTATGCGAGCAATTTTCCCCTTTGCTCAGGCTCAATTCAATACCCTGTACAAGTGGACAAAGTTGCTTAAAGATAATCCGATACAGTTCTATAAGTTAGGTCGTGCGTATAACGCTTTGACCCAGCCCGGTTCTAGTGCTATCTATGACTTGACTGGCGTAGAGTATGATGAGAACCAAGGATTCTTCTATGAAGACGAATTTGGTGAGACTAGATTCCGTTATCCGCTTGCTGGAAGCGTTATAGGGGCTTTAGCAGGCAAAAACTTTGATTCTGCCCAAGCACTACAACTAACAGCCCCCGTACAAGCCCTTAACTTGGCTTTTGGGGCAGTAAACCCAGCAGTACCCGGTATTGGACCTGCCGGACAGATTTTATACGCTGCTAGCGGCAAATCTGGCGCTTTTGGACCTGAATGGAACTTTTTACGTCAGATTATCTTCCCATTTGGTGAACCTGAAGGTGTAGATGACTTAGTTCTACCTGCGTGGCTACGTAAATCCTTCTTTACCTTCATGAACAACGATGCTATAGTTGAGCGTGGAGTCAAGGATTGGGCTTCATACCTAGCATCTACAGGTGATTATGGTGATAATCCACTGGCAGATGATGCTGCTCGTACCGAATTATTCAATGATGCACGTAGTCTATCCCGCTGGGCAGGCTTCTTTACGGCTCTATTCCAGAATATTGCTCCTGCTACACCATCGCAAGAGGTGTTTGCTAAGGATAAAAACGGGATGTTCCGAACACAAACTGCTATTTACAGCGCATGGGACCAGATAGCCAAGAAACACCCCGGTGACTACTTCAAGGCTGTAGGTGAATTCGCTGATACTTTTGGCGCCAAGAACCTTTTAATCATCTTAGGTGGCTCTACAAGAGCGGTACGTGGCACAGAAGATGCTTGGGCATTCTTAAATAACCACCCAGAGGCTGCTGATAAGTATGCTACCTCAGAGGCAGACATAGTTCCGTACTTCTTCCCCGGTGGAGAAGCGGCTACTGCGTACTATAACTGGCAAAAAGCATCAGGAAGACGTCGCCCTCTCAAGCCTGAAGAGTTAGCAGAGCAGGCTCAGAACATTGTATATCAGATGGCTAAGTCACAGGTATCCGAAGAGCAGGCAGAAAACGGTTATTCAGACGTTTGGTACACCGAACAGATGATTAACTTGAATAATAGATTTGAAGGCGTACCTACAGTAAGCGTGAGAATCGGACAGGCTGAGGCTAAGGCTGAACTAATCGGTAAAGCCTTAAAAGACCCAGCATTCAAAGATTCGCCTATCTATGAAGATACAAAAACCTTCTATGAGGCTTATACAAGGGCTAAGAAGTACTTACAAGAGGTACGTACTACGGCTCAACCAGACCTTTCAAGCACGTTCTGGTACACCCAAGAAATATCTAAGGAACTACAGGGACTTGCTATGCAACTTATGGTCAAAAACCCAGCGTTCTCGCGTATGTATTACGGTGTATTTTCAGGACTGATAGAGACAAAGGAATAAGATGGCTGAAACCAATTGGAAGTCGGCTCCGGGTCCTAGCGAAGTCGCTGCCTATAACTCAAAAAGAACAGCATTTCAACAGGCTGGAACCTTTGCTAATCAGAATTACGACCCTACAGCAGAAGGTTCTTTTGAGTTAAAGTCTCGCCTTTATACTGACCCAGCAGCCTATTCCTTTGCTATTAATAATTGGGTATCCGGCTGGCGTAACGACACTACTAGTGTTCCTAACTCTAATTTCAAGAATCGCCTAGATTACATTCAGTTTTTGCTACGTGGTAGTGGTCTATCGACTGAAAAAGGTGGCGTATCTCGCGGTATCTTAACCGTAAAAGACCTTGCCGGTCTACGTAATGCATCTCAAATAGCCCTTGCCAATGGCATTGGTTTTGAGGATGTAATGCTTTCTATCTACCAGAGCAAGCAGGCTGCTGGCGGAGATGGTGGTCCTAAGTATAGCAAGCAGATGTCTACATCGCTTAAATTGCTTGATTTAGGTGACGCTACCAATAAACTATCTACTGCCTACTTCAATATGTTTGGTGTATACCCAACTGAAGAAAACATTAAGTCTTTTAAGACTTATTGGAACACCGAGGCTAGAGCACAAGTTGGTACTGTAACCACATCTCAAGTTACTGAAAAGGGCAAGGTTAAGGTAGGAAAGAAGACCGGAACTGGCAAAGTTAGTACTACCGATACGGTTACAAAAGGTTATGGATTTACCGAGGAAGAACAAGCCCAAACAATGGCTAACTACCTCGCTAAACAATTCAATGTAGACCCAAGCAAAATGATGCAGGGAGGGGCGGTCAAACGTGTATATGACGGTATTAGAGAGATTTATAGAAACAACCTTTTGCAGGAACCTGCTTTCGAATCTGTCGCTGGTGTTATCAAAGACTTACTCTCAACCCCAGACGAGACAGCCTATACAACCAAACTCACCGCAATTCAGCAAGGAGTAAGGGATAAGGCTGCTAAATTCTACCCTACTCTTGCAGAAGACCTAAAGAACGGTAAAAACATCAGCGAATACTCAGATGTATATTATGAACTCCTTGCTAATACTTGGGGAGTTACATCGGCATCTGCCTTAAAATCCAATAAGGATGCTACTGCCTTGGTTCAAAATGCTTTTAACTATACCGATGCTAAAGGCAATGTGCGTATGCAAAATTTGACAGAGTTTCTTGCGAGTGCTCGAAATAGCAAAAATTATCTTGAAGGTTCACAGGCTATTGCTGGAGCAGGTCGTCTAGGTGACAAGATTATCGCAGCGATGGGTGGTGGTCGATAGTGGCTAGAAAAAAAATTGTAGAGACCATTGTAGGCGTAGTAAGCAAAGTTTCTAAAACACCTGAAATCAATAAACAAATTGATATTATCAATGATGCTACTAAGGCCGCTGCAAAGATTGCTGAAAAACCAACTTTAACTAAATCAGATGCCGCTAAACTTGAGAAACTTGATGCTAAAGTAGAACAGGCTGTTCAAAAGGCTGAAGACCTAGGTGCTTCTACTTCTAAGAACAGTCCTTTAACTAAAGCAGAAAACTCTTACAATAAGTCTGCTGCTCAGGCTGAGAGCAAAGGTACTGCTAAAACTGCTGATGAAGCAAAAGCAAGAGCAGAGGCTCCAAAACCCACTCCTAAGGTAACTCCTGAGCCTACAGAAGGTCCTAAACCTACACCTAAGGCAACGCCTAAAGCCACTCCAAAGGCTACGGAAGAGCCTCAGGGCACCCCTAAAGCAACCCCTAAGGCTACCCCTAAGGCTACCCCTAAGAAAACTGACGAACCTGAGCCAACCCCTAAGGTAACCCCTAAAGCAACTCCTAAAGCAACTCCTAAAAAAACTGACGAACCTGAGCCAACGCCTAAGCCAACTGTTAAGGGTACGCCTAAACCTACTATTAAAATACCAGTTCCTCCAGTAACTCCTGACGGCACACCGAGTGAAACACCCGAAGGTACACCTAAAGAAACACCAGCAGGTACACCTGAGGGTACTCCTGGTGGTACACCGGGCGGAACTCCGGGTCAAACACCAAAAAGTACGCCAAAGGAAACACCAGACGGTACGCCAGATGGTACACCGGACGGCACACCGGATGGAACGCCTGAAGGTACTCCAGAGGGTACTCCTGAAGGAACACCTGAAGGAACACCTGAATCAACACCATCTCCAACTCCTGAAGTATCCGGAGAGGAAATGTGGTGGAAAATTCTTCAGGCTAAATTGCTTGCTGCGGGTATGCCCCGTGCTACCATTAACAAGTCTTACAGTTATTTTAAGCAATTTATAGTTGACTTTGGCGATAATGAAGACCAATTGAATATCGCCATTGACCAGTTTTTCTACATGAAAGACTATAAAAGCATAACTTCGCCTTATTACCAAGACTTTGGTTTCTTCAATGAAAAACTAGAACGTCCTAAACTACCTAAAGATTTGGTTCCATTAGTACTTGGATACCGTGATTTGGCTAAACGCTATAACATATCTGATAAGTATTCTAACAATGATGCTATTCAGAAATATCTAATCAACGATGTATCTATCGCAGAGTTTGATGACCGTTTGAATACAGCCAGCCTAAAGGCTATTATGGCTGACCCGTTCTATGTCAAGTCATTGATGGAACTTGGATATATTACTGCGTCTTCACAATTAACTGACTTTTTCCTAGACCCAAATATTGGAACTATGGAAATGCAAAATCGTCAGAAGAACGCAGCCTTCGTAACTGAAGCGGTACGTAGAGTAACGCCTGAAACTCAACTACAAGTTGATTTGGACTTTGCTAAACAACAGGCTGCTCGTTACTCTGCCCAAGGTTACACAGAAGCGCAGATTTCTACTTTAGCGGCTACTGGCTTTGAAAATGTAGCGGAGGCACTACCAACAACAGTTAAGTTGGCTAATATCTATGACAGACCTACTGCCCCTGAATCAGCCTTGCGCAAAGATATCCAGTCTGAACTACAGCAAGAAGAGTTTATGAACCTTGCTTCTGCTCGTAGGAAGAGAGTTAAAGAGCGCGAAATATCTGCTTTCTCTGGTGGCTATGATATTGCACGCGGTGGACTTGGTGGCGCTTCCTCAGCAGGAATAATATAAAAGAATCCCGACACGGACCGACCAGCCCCGTGCGGTGTAAAAGACTGGTAGTACGAGCCAATATGGATTCCCCAGTTCATATTGAGGCGTGCGACAACTACTAACAGATGGGAGAGGTTGCTATGAGCAACGACCGCGATAACTATTGGGATGACGAAGAAGAAGGCGATACTGAACAGTACGACTTTTCTTCCGATACGGACCTAGTCAAAAAACTTCGTAAAGCCTTGAAGGCTGAACAGAAGAAGGCTAAGGAACTCGAGTCAACTCTTGGAGAGTTGAGTAAAGCCCAAAGAGAGCGGGTACTTAAGGATGTTCTTACATCCAAGGGTGTCAACATGAAAATCTCAAAATTCATACCCGCAGATTTAGATTCAAACGAAGAATCAATTTCAGCATGGCTTGATGAAAATGCCGATGTATTCGGTTTTGAAGTTAAGAAAGATGCTCCAATTGGTCAACGTGACATTGCAAATCTAAGGCAAATGGATGTTGTGACTCAGAATGCTTATTCACCCGAACGAGCAGATGAATTGAACATGAGGATTGACAACGCTGAAAGCGCTGACGAACTTCTTGCTCTCCTTCGCTCGCAACAGTAAATCCGTTCATAGTCTAAGGAGACTAAATAAATGGCAAACGTCTATACAAGTACCACCACCCCTGGTGGTACCGCTGGTGGCGCTGGTCTAGTTCAGAAGGCATATGACCGCCTTCTTGAGTTCGCTCTCCGCTCAGAACCTCTAATCCGTTCTGTCGCAGATAAGCGTCCAGCCCGTCAAGCAATTCCAGGCTCAACTGTAGTTCTACAACGCTATGTTGACCTAACCGCAAACACCACCGCTCTTACTGAAGATACTGACCCAGATTCAGTCGGAATTTCAACTCCGACCTCTGTAACCATCACTCTTGCTGAGTATGGTAATTCAGTTCTCGTAACTCGTGCGTTGGAACTCTTCAGTCTTGCTGATGTAGACCCAGCAATTGCAAATATCATTGCATATAACCTTGCTGATTCTATTGACAAGATTGCTATGGAAACACTCCGCGCTGGTAGCAACGTAATCTACGCAGGTTCCACCGCTACTTCTACAGCAACAATCACCGCTGCTGCTACTATCGCTTCTTCCAACATCCGTAAGGCTGTTGCTAAGTTGCGTACCAACCAGGCAAAGGGACGTAAAGGTTCTCTTTATTGGGTTGGTATTCACCCAGAGGTTTCACACGACCTTCGTGCAGAAACAGGTTCAGCAGGTTGGTTGCTTCCAAATCAGTATGGTTCCGCACAGGACCGCATTTGGAATGGCGAAATCGGAACTTACGAAGGTGCATACTTCGTAGAGTCTGCTCGTCTTTACAATGCAACTGATGGAGCATCTTCTGCTCGTAACTACCGCACAATTGTTTGCGGTCAGCAAGCACTTGCAGAAGCAGTGGCAGAAGAGCCACACGTAGTCATCGGACCAGTAGTTGACAAGTTGATGCGTCACCGCCCAATGGGTTGGTACGGCGTACTCGGTTTCGCTCGCTACCGCGAAGAGGCTTTGTTCCGCATTGAAAGCGGTTCTTCAATCGCTTCATAGTTGATTGATTCTGTAGGGCAGGCATATTAGAAAAGTCTGCCCTATGGGATGAGTCCATTAAGGAGGACTAATGACAGAGTACATCTTTCAAACACC